ACTGAACGTGACATTGGGCAGGCTGTGCTAGACATTCAGCAAGCTGACCCTGTGCGCTTTGCTGTGCGCTTCTCTGGCAACTTCAAGCGTGACAATATGACAGCCCTATCAGGGGATGATGCAAGGGCTAATGATATGGTTGATCGAGGCAAAGCTTTTGTATGCCCTGTGCAAACTGATAAAACCGCAAGCTGTGGCACCTGTGGCCTATGCTGGACAGCAACCAAAGCTGTGGTATTCCTAACACATTGAAAGGGGTTGATTTAATGGTTGCACTAGCCCTCCCCTAGTGTAACTAGTTAAGGCAATCAACAAAGGATAAGACAGATGTTCTACCATAATCTAAAAGACCTGACACTTGCAGCAATGGCATGGGATAGCCTAACAGAGGGTGAACAAAATACCCTTACTGATTTGGTTGATCTATACTTTGAGAGGCTACACAACCCGCCTATGGGTGTGATAGGGGTGGGTGCAATTACCTATGCAGAACGGCAGCTAATGCTGGCCCAAGAGGTGGCACTATGATTGCTTACAAAAACCTAGATGATATCTGCGAGGGTGTGTCTGTGTGGTCTTTGCTTAATGATGAGGGCCATGCTAAGCTAAAGAAATGTATTAAGGTATATTGGGATGCATACTATAACCCGCCTGTGGGTGTGGTTGGTGTGGGCAGGATCACATACGCAGAGCAACAGCTAGTGCTGGCACAAAAAGGTGTGGCGTGATGCAGTATTGGATGCTTGCCCTTGGGGCTTATGCCCTGTGCCTTGCCCTTGCCTATGCGCTGATGACCTAACATAAAGGATAACAAAATGGACTATCTAAGCAAGACACTACCCGTGTACACCAGTGAGGTTGAGGGGTGGGTGCGTGTGTACCGCCATGATGAGGTGGAATGGGACGATGGCAAACCCTATGGACAAGAGTGCTGCCAGTTGCTGAGGCATACCCAAGACGAGCCTGCCACATGGTGGACAGTGGGCGTGTACACGCAGTACAGGCAGTATGGTGGGCCTGAGGAAGGTGGGTGGTATTATGATGCGGGCAGTCTGACCATGTATGGCAAGCTAAAGTTCTTTGACAGCTACGAGGAAGCTAAGGCTTATCAAGATGAACTGTGGGATTTTGTCGAGGCAGAAAACAAAGATACATATGGGGATGAGCGTCTGACTGTGCGCTGCACCACTGAGGCTATGCCTGACACGCACTACCCAAAGACACGCCCCTATTATAGCTAAGGAAAGGATAAGCTATGATCCGTGAACAATCAAACCACTTGACAGCACTCGATGCTAAGTCTAAGGGTGAGTCATTCAAGAGTGCATGGGGGTGGGGTTATGATGCCACCTATCGGGTGTACTACAATGCGACTGATGATGTGTGGGTGTGTGAAACATCCCGTTATTCTAGCTGTGATTAAGGAGAACATGATGGATACTTATGATTTTGAGGATGGACTAGGCCGCGTCGCCGCACATAAGCACCCTAATGGTGGTGGTTGGGTAGCTGATAGCGCAACTGTAGCTGATAGTGCTTATGTGGGCCGTAATGCTATGGTCTATGGTAATGCTGAGGTCTATGGTAATGCTGCGGTATATGACTGTGCTAAGGTATATGGTAATGCTAAGGTGTATGATAATGTTTGGCTAGATGATTATGCTTTGGTATTTGGTAATGCTAAGGTATATGGTAATGCTAGGGTGTATGATAATGCTATGGTATATGATAATGCTGAGGTATTTGGTAATGCTTTGGTAGCTGGAAGTGCTACGGTATATGGCGATGCTTTTGTATATGAGAATGCTAAGGTATGGGGCTATGCTACAGTGCTTGATAAGGCTAAGGTATATGGTAATTCTGTTGTATCCGAAGAGAAGGAAATCAGAAAATGAGACTGAATAATTTGACAGAGCTGGCCGACTTTCTGCGCGGCTTGGACAACAACAGCCCCAGCAGCAAGATGGGCTTTGACATGGACAAATCGTATGAAAATCGCAAAAACTCCAGTCACCCCTGTGGGTCTGCCTGCTGTATCGGCGGGTGGGTTCAACACCGCAACCCAAAAACGCGCGACCTTGAACTGGAGGATGCCGTAAAAACCATCTGCCCCCCAGACATGTCGAAAAGTGAAATATACAGACTGTGCTACCCAGGAGGCGTGGGTCACCAAGCGTGGAAAGCCACACCCCAGCAGGCAGCACGGGCAGTGGAAATCCTGCGGGATACTGGCAAGTGTGATTGGGATCGTGCAATGAGAGAGGTGGCAGCATGACATTCGACGTAACAACAAATCGTATTCCTTATGGGTTGCTTACACCAGAGGAACAAGCTACACTAAAGGCGTGGCCTCATGACTGGAAGTTTCACAACCCCGTTTGGGAAGATGGTGGTTGGGTTAGCTGTGGATTTACCCCCAGTTGGATAAAAAGCTTTGTGTATCGTGGCAAGCCTGCACCAAAGGTAACATCCTACTGGTTTAATATCTATGATGGAGATAGGATTGGTACTATTTGGACTAACCAAGATGTAGCAGTGCGGTCAGGGTCAGGCAGCAGTACCCTAATGCGTATGCAGATTTGCAATGGTGAAGTCACTATAACAAAGGAAACACGAGAATGAAATATCTACAAGCGTTTACATACTGGATAGTTCTTTTTGCAATCTTTACCCACCACATCCCATACCTTCGGGCATCCCTTGAGGTAAAGACTGACTACTACTATGAGATTATGGCAGAGGATATGGGGCTATGGGAATAGATAAGGATGATAGGGCATTTGAAATATCCCAACGTCGAATGCTACAAGGATGTATGGAGCGAGAAGAACAAGAATACCTAATCATTGAGAAAGAATACTGGTACAGTGCAGTTAGGGTGTTCACTGGTATTACTTGGTTTATAGCTGGTATTATCTTTACAATGGTTGTTCACGCAATCTTTTACTAGGGGGTAAATAAATGTCAGCCAATCAGCTATTAAGCAAGGCACTAAGCACTGATTCAGAGGATGAGGCTATCGCCTGCCTTAAAATGGCTAGGAAGAAAGGCTTAAAACTTGAGGAAGATACTAGCAAGGGGTATTACGAGGGGAAGTTAAGAGATCACTCCAAAAATTACGCCTCTGTTGTCAGTGCATTGGAGGGGGATATAAGAGACAAGCTCCGTCTAAATGATCGTCAACGCAAAGAGATATATCACCTAGAGGATAAACTACAAGATGCAAAGGATAGGTTAAGTAGTTATGAAGCATGTCTTATTTTAGCAGCCGTGGCAGTAGCAGTGGAACTGATTGTGATAATCATAATGTCTAACTAGGGAGAATGTAATGACTGATGAAGAATTGATCGCACGGCTTCAAGACGAACAGCCTGTAACGCAAGACTTTCAAAGTACAATGAAATGTGAGTTGATGGATGCCGCAGCCAAACGCATTGAGGAGTTGATCAAAAAGAATAACAACCTAATTGAATTGGCTATGGATGAGCATAAACGTGCCGAAACCGCAGAGTATAAACTGGCTAAACAGATTGATGCACTAGAGCGTGAGTTGGAAGCTATCTATGAAGGAGAAACCTAATGCTACTAGCAGCACTGTGCCTTGCAGGTAACATGTATTTTGAAGCACGAGGTGAGCCTACTGATGGTCAGATACTGGTTGCAGAAGTTACGATGAACATTGCAGGCACAGAGGCTGACATTTGTGCAACAGTATTTGAGGATGGAGAATTTAGCTGGACAAACGATAAGGACTTAGCTATAGATGAACCAGAGGCATTCGTTCAGTCTGTGATCCTTGCCTATGAGATACTTGAAGAAGGCTGCATCCTATGCACATCAGCTACAAACTTCCACACACGGGATGTTGAACCATACTGGGCCAAACATATGACACTCATCGGTGCATATGGGAACCATGTGTTCTACCAAGAGTAAAGGAGAATGAAATGATTGTGATATCCTTGTATGATTACACTGGTGAGGCAGTCAAGCCTTGGGCTAAGGCTGGTTACGAGTGCCACTGCTATGACATTCAGCATGATGGTACTAAGGTTGATCGCTTCCCTAGTGGTGGGTCTATCCATTACCTTAATGCTGACCTACATAACTACAAGGCTCATGGTGATCTTTGTCAGAGCTACCTTTACAAGCCTGTAGCATTTGGTATGGCCTTCCCAGTATGTACTGACCTAGCTGTACCTGGTGCTGCACACTTCGAGCGTAAGCGTCAGATTGACCCAGACTTCCAGAAGAAAGCAGCATGGAACGCCATGATTTGTTCTAGCTTCTTTAGTAAATTACGTGTGCCATTCTTCATTGAGAACCCAGTATCTGTGTTGTCCACGCTGTGGCGTAAGCCTGACTATATGTTCAACCCTTATGAGTATGGTGGGTACATCCCAGAGGACGAGGCAGAGCATCCTGTGTGGCCTGAATACATTGCACCTCGTGATGCCTACCCTAAGAAGACTTGCCTGTGGACAGGTAATGGGTTCAAGATGCCTGTGCCTAAGCCAGTGAGTTACCTTGCAGGGTATAGCACACAGCATCGCAAGCTGGGTGGCAAGAATATGAAGACCAAGAACATTCGTAGTGCTACCCCACGGGGATTTGCACAAGCAGTCTTTGAGGCAAACAAAAAGCCTTGACTAGGAGATAACAATAGGTTAACACTGTTAACCTGAATGCAACTGTATCGGATCGCACTTCTAATGCGAAGCACCGTAATGGATCAATGGGGGTTCGAGTCCCTCCAGTTGCACCAACATATTCATGGAGTAAATCATGCAGACGAACACTAATCTACGTGTGGTTGAGAACAACAGCCATGCTACTAAAGACTTCACCATCCAAGCATCGGGCAAGATGTTCCACATGGTTATCTCTGGCCTATACTCGAACAAGCCACAGTCAATCACGAGGGAAATCTGGAGTAATGCTTTTGATGCACACGTAATGGTGGGTAAGCAGGACGTTCCATTCGAGGTGACATTCCCTACGTCACTGACCCCTGTGTTCTCCTGCCGTGACTTCGGTGCAGGCATTGCACATGAGAACATGGAAGGCTTCTACACTGTGCTTGGTCACTCCACTAAGGAGAACACCAACAAGGCTGTAGGTAAGTGGGGTGTGGGCCGTATGTCTCCTATGTCATACACTGATACGTTCTCTGTGGTGTCACGTCACAAAGGTCTGGTCGCATACTATTCCATCCAGCTTGGCCCTGATGGATCGCCACAGCTACACGTTATGTCCGAACCTTCACCTACTAATGAGCCAGATGGGCTAGAGGTATCCTTCCCTGTTAAGCGTGATGATATCCCATCCTTCCAACGTGCAGCAGAGGTGGTATCCTATGGGTTCAAGGTTCAACCCCATGTGAAGAACTCACGGGACAAACAGTTCCAACCTATCAAGAAGTTAATTGAGGGTGAAGGCTACTACTTCTACACTGACAGCCGTTTGTCTGGCCCCTATGCACAGATGGGGTGTGTCCTCTACCCTATCAACACCAACTCACTGCCCTTCGGTTTGCTATCCTTCAACACTCGCAATGTTGTGTTCGAGTTTGACATTGGTGATCTTGAGGTTACTGCATCCCGTGAAGACCTAAGCTATGGTGCGAATGACCCTACCTTGGCTAACATCAAGAAGGTTATCTCCAAGGTAAAAGAGGGGATGATTGAGAAAGCACAGGTAGATATCGACAAAGAGCCAAGCTTATACCGAGCAACCAAGGCTGTCTGTAAGTATAACAAGACGCTTGGCAATGGTAGCTTCTGCTGGCGTGGCACACCTATCAAAGACTTCCGACCACACCTGTCGTATCCGTTCCTGTCTCTCCATGTAGGCAGCAAAGGGTGGAGAGATAACTCTACTGTTGGGTTTGGCACAGAGACAGAGGCATCACCAAACGTAGACTACACTATCTATGTGCAGGATGTGTCTGATAAGGTTGCAAATGTTCGTGCAGCAAAACGTATCTCTCTTGACCTCAAGCCTAATGAAAGGTTGATCTGGGTTAAGGTTGACCTGTCTGATCCCTTGGCAAAGACTAGCCTAGCTGCGCTGTTCCATGACCTTGACTACCCTGTGAAGTATGTCAAAGACCTACATGATGATGGGGCAGTGAAGACAGGGCCACGGGCTAAGCTGTCTGTGTCTTACCTGTGCAGTGACTATGGTAGCCGCCGACCTATGGAGATGGATGATGCGATGTTCCAGAAGGGTGGCTTCTACTATCCTATGGAAGGTGGAGCATATCCCCAGTATCTGTTGAACCTTGTCCCAATGGTTAAGAGTGAACTACTACAGGATATCATCCTTGTGCCTAAGCCTATGTGGAAAAAGTTTGAGGCTGCAACACAGTGGCAATTGATTGTGCCTAAGCTGGACGAAATGATTAAGGCTAAGGCACAGCTTGCACAGCATACTCTTGGTAATAGGTATCATCGTTATGACTATGCAAAACTACGTGGGTTCACCAATGATACAGGTGTTGTTGGCGAGTTTGCCAAGAAAGCAAATGCCGCTCGTCAGTCTCACTATCTAGGCTTGACTCGTGACGTATGGGATAATAACTTGAAACGACTTGGACTACCTTTTATTAACGACAAGAAGGTGGATCAAGAGTATAATAGTATCCTTGACAAGTATCCATTGTTGAAGCTAGATACAAACTTCGACAAACACCTTACCCACTTCCTGCACTACATCAACCTAATCAACAACGCATAAGGAGCAACCATGCGTATTCCCTACACACTCTCGAATGAAAGCATCACTGTCTTTGCTGGTGGTAAGATGCACACTGTCCTGTCTGGGCATAAGAACTTTGATCTACTGCGTGACCACCTCAAGCTACCTGAACATTCACTTGAAGTGATCCTGCGTCTGGCAGATCGTGAAGAGAACATTCGCAAGTCTGCCGTTGGAGCTAAGGTAGAGATTGCAGATGGTGTTGTCTGGTATGAGGGTGAGGCAATCCACAACGCACTCACAGACAAGCTGCTAGACCTACTGGACGAGGGCTTTGATGCTACGCCTTGGGTTCGGTTCCTTGAGAACCTTATGCAGAACCCATCGTTCCGTTCTCGTGAATGCCTGTTCAACTTCCTTGAGAACTTCAACGCACCGATCACACCAGAGGGTTACTTCATTGCCTTCAAGCGTATCCGCAAGGACTACAAGGACATTCATAGTGGTACTATGGACAACAGCGTAGGCAATGTGGTACAGATGGATCGCCGCAAGGTAGATGATGATCCAAAGAACACCTGTTCGTCTGGCTTGCACGTATGCGCTGACCAGTATCTACAAGGCTTTGCTGACGCTGCCAACTCGCGTACTGTGGTGGTTGAAGTAAACCCTGCGAATGTTGTAGCTGTACCTTATGACTACGACTTTGCGAAGATGCGGGTCTGTGAATACAAGGTGGTTGAAGAGATTGAACCTGCACGTATTCCAGAAATCCTTGACAACAAGATGTATGGTGAGTATGTACCAGAGGATGACTTCGATCTTACCGAGGAAGAACACGAGTGGGAAGTGCACTACAATGATGAACAAGAAGAACTTGATGGAATTGTAGAGGATGATGCTGACAAGTGTGGTGATCCTGACTGCTGGTGTGTGAACTCATAATGAGGGGTATAGACTTAGCCTTTCTGGTGAATGCTACCCTGATTATATTACTTCTACTCTTTACATAGGACAACAAGATGTATAGTGTTTACGTCAGGGATAGTGGTGAGACTGTTACCTCATCTGTGTTCGAGGGATTGGCTGAGGCTGTCTTCTTTGGCAGAGAAGAAAGTCTTGAGGGTAATAGTATCACTGTCTATGAAGCAGTGCAAGATGCAAGTGGATACATTCTGCATCTCAATAAGGTTCTCTCTATGGTTATGCCTAAAGAGACACCTTATGTTTAACTTAAGTATTATATTCTTAAGAGATAAATACTTAAGTAATACATAAAGAGATAGAGGGTAGCACATGATGATGACTTATGCAAGTGCTACCCTTACACAAGGGGAACAACATGAAGTATACAAAGAAGATTACACTAAAGGATGGGTCAACTGTCTATAGGTTTAGTCCACCAGAGGAAGTTAGGAAGGCTGGCGTAGTTTCATCCAAGACCTTCACGGATGGTAGGGCTGCACGTTATGAGATACCTAGACTACTCGAAAAGGTAGCAGCCTATCGTAAAGGTTATATCAAAGAAGGTAACGTAGGCCCAACCTCTAAGGTCAAACATATCATCAACTACTACCTATTATCCAAACAGTTTGCCTCTCTTGCTAGTAGTTCCCAGATCAAGTATGAGGCTGAATTGCTAAAGGTATCAGGCATTTGGATAGGTGATGTGTCTGTCAACAAGCTCACTGCCAAGCTGTGCAACGAGGCATACGAACAGTGGGTGTCTGAACACTCCGTGGCTAGGGCCAATGAACGGGCAAGGCTATTCTCTGTGGTGCTAAACTTCGCACGATCCTTGGACTTGATCAACGATAACCCTATGGGTAAGGTTAAGAAACTAAAGCATGAACCCTCTACTCCTATCTGGAAACAAGACCAAGTAGAGTTGTTCCTTGACACAGCCTTTAAGGATTTCAAGTGGAGAAACGTAGGGCTTCTCGTGATGATGTGCTACGAGTGGGCGCAACGACCCACTGACATATGCCACCTGACATGGGACAATGTTGATCTGGTTGGGGCTAGAGTATCCATCAAGCAGTCCAAGCGTGGGGCCGAGGTGTTCCTACCCATTGATGAGCCATTACTATCCATGTTGAAGCAACAACAGGATGACTGGGGTTTCCAAAAGCTAGTAGTACCACACCATCGTATATCCGATAACGCTTATGTCCCGTTGACACCAGTAACATTCGGCCCTATACTTCGCTCCATAAAGGTTGCGTGTGGACTACCAGAAGATTTGAAGATTGGTCACTTGCGTAAGACAGCTATCAATGAGTTCGTGGCAGCGGGCGTTGACAGTACTGGGATCATGCAGGTGACAGGACACAAGAACATCAGCAGCCTCAACCCATACATGAGGCACACATACAATGGTGCTAAGACAGCACAGGGTATCCGAAAGGGGAACAAGACATGAGGAACTGGGATTTCCCTCCACACTTCGAAGATGCAATGAGGTACTACGCTGCATCCAGATACAACAGACCTGACACACAAAAGGAAAACACTATGACTGAGAAGAAGCTATACCAAATCAACAGCCTTGTAAGCACTGTGAAGTATGGCCACAAGCTGGCTGTGAATAGCGCAGGTAAGTGGGTGATGGAAATCAAAGGTACTGGTGAGGTAGTCACTTGTGACAAGAACGATGTTGAAGAGGTCATGCCCTACACTGTGTCTGTCCAGTTCGAGACGGGTAAGACAGTCTATCACTACCTTGCAGAGAAGGGTAATGTAGAACTCAATGCCTTCTACATCTTTGATTCGCCTATGGGTCGTGCCATTGCTCAGGTTATTAAGCTGGACACTAAGTCTCCTGTTGCGAGTGTAGAGTTCAAGCCTCTAGCTAAGCTACTCACTGCGAATGTTTCGGTATCTTAATCGTATCTTCGTGGCACTGAGCGTCTTGCTAAATGTTATCCTTGGTGGTAGCAATAACCAGACGTTCAGTGCTAGGAACTATGACTGGCAACGCAGGGGTAAGCCCAACATCTGTGCGTTCATTGACACTTTCTTAGGTCAGGGTCATTGCATGGAGTGTTGGGTCTACTGGAAAATCCGAAAGGATTGGTAGTATGATGACAGAACTAACAGTTGGGCCACAGGTTATCACTAAGAACCTCTATGGCCTACACGCTAACAAGGGTGAGTGGGTGATGCTTAGTCCTATCTTGATGGATGACATCAACAAGTTGGAAGATATTGTTAATGATGTCTATGATATGATTGACCAAGGTGGTCGCCATGTTTCCTTTTGGACATTGATGTTTAAGCCAGAAGATTTCAGCGCGTTTAGGATTGAGTGATATGATTCTGTTTATTACATTATGGTTGCTTGCAGGTGTTGCAAGCGTTGTACATCTTGCATTTGTAATGAGAAGGTCTTTGGCAAGGGAGCATCCTGAACTCTTCAATATGTCAGACTCTTTGTTTAACTTCTGGAAGGATGATCCTGCGAATATGGTTATTGCATCATGTGTGATTTTCGTAGGGCCATTTGGTTTCCTTGTAACATACTTGGCAATGCCAGAGGATTTATTCAAATGACCGATGAGCAACTTATCAAGTCTTTGCAGGCTTGGTATTTTCCAGAGTGCCACCTCGTCTATCTCGTCGCTACTCGTATTGAAGAGCTTAAGAAAGAGGTGGATGTTTGGAAGAAAGCCCACAGTGACGCTTGTAAAAACTGGTTATGGGTATGCACCGAGAAGGAACACGAACTCATGGCAAGAATAAAAGAACTGGAACAAGAAGCGATGGAGAAGCAACATGATTGAAGCTACCTTGATCGACAGCATGGGGTCAGACCTTAGTGTTGTCAACGCAGCACGGGGATCCTTTGGTAAGGAAAGTGAATGGGACTTGTCTGGATACGATGGTTGGACACTTACCCTAAAGCCTAGTGACGCAAAGCTAATCAAGTATCTGGCCGAGCATAAACACTTTAGTCCCTTCGGTCATGCCTTTGCTTCCTTCCATGTGAAGGCTCCTATCTTTGTTGCTCGTCAACTGGTGAAGCATAAGTTCCTACGCTGGAATGAAGTCAGTCGGCGCTATGTTGATGATCCCCCAGAGTTCTACACACCAGAGGCATGGCGTGGTCGTAGTGCTGACAAGAAGCAAGGTTCATCTAAACAGTCTGTATTCACAGAGGCAACTCTTGTTCGTACTGGATACAACGATGTACTTGATTGTGCTACTTACGTGGACTACCAAGATATTGCTTGCTCCGTGTACAATGAACTCCTTAGGGATGGAGTAGCACCAGAGCAAGCACGTATGGTTCTACCTCAATCGACTATGACTGAGTGGTATTGGTCAGGATCACTTGATGCTTTCGCTGATATGTGTAAGCTACGCTGCAAGGAAGACACACAGTATGAGACACGGCTGGTAGCAGATCAGATCAGTGAGCATATGCAGGAACTATTTCCCGTATCATGGGAGGCTTTAGTTGGATGAAGATGATATGTGTCCTAACTGTGTGACACCTTGGAAATGTAATGGCCCTCACTTGACAGGAGAAGAAGATATGGATAAGTACAAATTAGAATGGCGTGGACTAGAGGATGACCAGAAAGCCAGCATTGCTGTGGAACTACTGACAGAAATCTTGGAAGAGGTTGACGAGTATGTTGGGACATGGGATGAGTACCCTGAGTGGTGGAGCAAGAAAGACCACAAGGCGATGGTTCGTACACGTGATGCTCTTGTTGCTACCTATGGTACTCCACAGGGAGACTAAGGTAATTGGTTGAACACACACATCAAGAGTGTCCCTTCGAAGGATGTAAAAGTTCTGACGCATTTGCTTGGAACGACGAGAGGCACACAGGCTACTGCCATTCTTGTGCTGGTAGATACCCACCACCACGTATGAGAGGGCTAAAAGATTGGGCAACAGAAAGGTATCCCGTGAAAGAAAAGATTGATATTAAGTCTGTGCCAACATCAGGGTTTACCTATGACGGTATTCGTGGCATTGACCCAGACGTATGCAAAAAGTATGGCATCCAACTACAGCTTGGACTTGATGGCAACCCAGTTCGTTATGCGTTCAAACATACTGAAAACGTAAAGTATCGTGGGTTTGAGGAGAAGGTTTTCTGGACGAAGGAGAAGGGTAAGCCTATGGATGACCTCTTTGGCCCAGAGTTTAATGCTGGTACGTCAAAGAAAATCTTCATCACCGAGGGAGAGTTTGATGCTGCATCCCTGTATCAAATCCTAGGCAATACCTACCCAGTGAAGTCCCTGCCTAGTGCCAGCATTGGTGACAAGTTCGTCAAGAAGAACTACAAGTACCTGTCTACCTTTCAGGATATCATCTATGCTGGTGAGCTTGATGATGCAGGGCGTAGGGCAGCAGAGCTTCTGTATGCAGCCTTCCCAAAGAACTTCTGGTATGTACCTATGTCACAGTACAAGGATGCCAATGAGTTCCTAATGGCAGGCGCAGGGGAAACCCTTAAGTGGGCAGCAGTCAAACCCCAACGCTACACGCCAGACAACTTCTTCTGTTCTGATGAGGCAGTTGATAACGCTATCCGTAAGGAGAACCCATACAGCTATGTCCCTACTGGTCATGCTGGTATCGACGAGAAGTGCCGTGGGTTGGTCAAGGGTGGCCTGACGTTTATCAAAGCACCCCGTGGTATGGGTAAGACAGAGGTTGTGCGCTTCTTTGAGATGGCTATGCTGGCTGATCCTGATGAACGTATCGCCCTGCTGCATATGGAAGAGATGAAGTCCACAACGTATCGTGCTATGGCTACCTACGAGTTGGGTGTTAATGTACGTACAAAGGATGATGCTCGTGATAACGGGGTGAGTGAAGAGGATGTGATCAAGGCTGCACAGAAAGCAACCAAAGCAGAACGCACAATCATCTTCGAGATGCGAGTGCATGATGATCCCATGAAGTTGCTAGAGTATGTACGCCTTGCTGCCTCTGTGTATGGTGCAGGCTACCTGTTCATTGACCATGTGCAACGTCTTGCTTATCTATCCAATGCTGGTGTAGATGGTGCAACCTCGACGCTGACCTCACTGGGCGCACAGATGGCACAGCTTGCTAAGGAGTTGAACATTGGTGTGATCTTCATCAGTCAGGTCAACGAGGATGGGCGCACTAAGTATGCAGCAGCACTGGAAGAAGAGGCTATCATCTGTATCAAGATCGACCGAGACGTTGAGAGTGAGGATGAGGTAGAACAGAACACTACGCATTTCGTAATTGACAAGAACAGACCATTTGCTAAACTTGGTGATGCTGGTTCACTCTACTATGATCCAGAAAGTACCCTACTTCGAGAAACTTTTTAGCTTGACTTACAATACTTTTTATGTAAAACTACACCATTCTATGGGAGTTTAAGATGAAAAGATGCAGCAAATGTGGTAAGGTGAAGATGCTCGAAGACTTTGCCTTGCACAACAAAGAGAAGGATGGTAGGCAATCTTGGTGTAAGGGGTGTAAAGCCTCTTATAAAAAAGAGGTCTATGTACCACTGAATGACAATAAAGAACCCAGAACAGGCAGTTGTGTCGCCTGTGGGGAAGAGTTCCTGTTGCTTTCCAAGAAGAGGAAGTATTGTTCCAATAGCTGTAGGTCAACTGCGAACAAGGATACCTTAAAAAGGTTAGATTGGAATAAGGAAAACCACGAGAAGCGTATGTTGTATCGCACAAGACACTCTGCCAAGATTAAAAACATACCTTTTGAATTGCAAGAGAAAGACATCGTAATACCAGAAAGATGCCCTATCCTTGGGCTTGTCTTAGAAATTGGCAAAGACAAGGCTTCAGACAACTCACCCTCATTAGACAAGATTGTGCCTAGCTTAGGTTATGTCGCAGGTAATGTACGGGTGATAAGCCAAAGAGCTAACCTACTTAAAAGTAATGCAACACTGGAAGAGTTAAGGCTTGTCTATGAAGATGCCTTAGCTCTCTCAAAAAACGAGACAACAATCTTAAGAGAAGGTTTCTAAGATGCCACTGTATGAACTGACAAGCGGAAAAGATTTTGTAAAGCTGGGCGACAAAGTTTTCAGTAAGTATGAAGAAGTCCCACGCAACCCTTTTATGTTTAATGTATGGTTGACTCTCAACGCGAGGGATTACGAGGTAAAGTGGTGGGAAGACAATGATAAGGTTGCCTCACGAGTGTTGAACAAAAAGCTACACGAGTACTTCGGTTCTAAGATAACCCTGCGTTTGAACGCTGCATTATACAACACGTTCATCAAAGCGAACTTTCCCCGTGAGACTTACTTTGCTATAAGTCGTGCAGGTAGGCGCTGGAATACCTTCGCTCCATACATGGTAGATCGTGCATTAGAGAACAAGCATCTGATTGACCAAGCAGTTAAGGACAGAACGATCAACCTGATCCCACTAATGCTTGAGTTTCAGGAAGACCCACAACAGCTACGGAAAAGGTTTGATAAAGGTTTGTGGAAACAACTGGCGCATACTTCAAAGACTAGAATGAAACTCCTTGCACCACTGCTAAAATACAGCACAGAACTTACCTCTGTGAGAACAGGTATACTACCTATGTTATCTTTATACTATCTACCATATAGTAGTCATAGGGGAGAGACACCAGTAATTGCTGCGAAGGTTGCACCACGTATCGAAGACTTTGAGCAGACACTTGGTATCGTAAGAGATACTATGCGAATGGCTGACAGGGCTGGGATTGAGGTAAACCGTAACTGGTCTTGGCGTAGGTGGAATGAAGAGCATGATCGTCTGTCATGGGATGTGGCACGTAAAGGTTACTCCGAGAAAAAGTTTGCAGAAGATTGCGTCTTTACACAGGGTGGTTATACCTTTACACTTCTAACTTCACAGGCTGATATTGCCGCAGAGGGTATGCAGATGAGACATTGTGTAGCATCCTATGCACACACTGCTAGTATTGGTAACTACGCTGTGTTCAAGATTGATGGTAAGGAGAGGGCAACCCTTGGGCTTACCATAGGCTCAATACGAGATGAGGACAACCCGACAGGCAGTAGGATTCTTCATGCCATGTTACAGCAATGCTATGGACACTCTAACAAGATCATCTCTGATGAACTACGTACTACACTGCCAGATATTGTAAGGATGTATAATGATCTTATTAGACACGGAAACGGACGGGCTGCTACGGCAAGCAAAGAAAGTTCATGTGCTGTCGTGGACAACAGATGGTAAGGATTATCAGTCAACCAATAACTACAACGATATGCGTGACCTGCTTACTGGTGCGGATAGTCTAATAGGCCATGATATCTGTCGCTTCGACGTTCCTGCACTAGAGAAAATCCTTGGCATCACCATTAAGGCTAAACTCTATGACACACTGCCCATGTCTTGGGTAATCAACACTGATCGTATGATCCACGGGCTTGAGTCCTTTGGTGAAGACTTCGGTATCCCTAAGCCTGTGGTTACAGACTGGGTTGGCCTAAGCTACGAAGAGTATAAGCATCGCTGTGAAGAGGATGTGAAGATCAACTGGATGCTGTGGCAGAACCTGCTCAAGCGTTACAAGATGCTGTATGGTAAAGACACAGACAGCATGGAGAAGTTCTTCCAGTATCTTACCTTCAAGATGCGTGTAGCTCACAAGGCTAGTGCTGCTGGCTGGCGTATCGACAAGAAGCTTGTGACAGAATCACTGGCTACGCTAGAGAAACTACAGACAGAGAAGGTAGAAGAACTACGCAGTGTCATGCCTGATGTGGTCAAGTATGCCACTAAGTCTAAGCCAGAGAAGATGACCATTAAGGATGGGTCACACAGCAAGGCTGCACTGGACTGGTTCAGGATACTTGAGGACAATGACCTACCCCTGTTCCACGAAGACGATGTGCGTGTTGTTAAGAGCGTGGAGAAGGCTAACCCTAACTCACCAGATCAGGTAAAGGACTGGCTGTTCTCCTTCGGGTGGGAGCCATGCACCTTTGACTACAAGACCAATGATGATGGCAGCGAGAGGAAAGTCCCACAGGTGCGTAAGGAAGGGGAGCTTGCACCATCTGTTAAGCTACTCATTGAGGATCACCCAGAGGTGGGTGTTCTTGATGGACTCACAGTCTTGCAGCACCGCAAGTCTATCTTCGAGGGTATGCTAGAGTCAGAGGTTGATGGGTATGTCAGTGCAGAAGTTGCTGGCCTAACCAACACACTACGCTTCAAGCATAAGAAACCACTGGTTAATCTTCCCGGAGTTGATAAGCCTTGGGGTAAGGAAATCCGTGGTGCGCTTATTGCTGACGAGGATACGATCATGTGTGGTGCTGACATGGTGTCTCTTGAGGCTACCACCAAGCGTCACTTCATCTTCCCGTATGACCCTGAGTATGTGGCAGAGATGTCAGTGGAAGGTTTTGATGAACACCTTGACCTTGCTGTACGTGCAGGCTACATCGACAGGGATGACTATGAGTTCTACACACGGGCTGATGAGGCTACTGTCAATGACATCTCTCGCTTCAAGAGTATCAAGAAGACACGCAAGAAGTTCAAGCCTGTGAACTACAGTGCAGTGTATGGCGTAGGTAAGAGCAAGCTGGCTAGAACTACAGGCATGACAGTGGCAGAAGCTGGTGTGTTGCTTGAGGCATACTGGGAGCGCAACTGGGCAGTCAAACAGTTTGCTAAGGAACAAGAAGTGAAGACCTTGAACAGTCAGATGTGGGTGAAGAACCCTGTCAATGGCTTCTGGTATTCACTCCGTTATGAGAAGGATATCTTCTCTACGCTAAACCAATCCACTGGGGCATACTGCTTCGATCAGTGGGTGGCTCACTACCTGACCAAGCGACCCAACATCATTGGTCAGTTTCACGACGAGTCTATCAATCGCATTCCACTAGGTGAGGAGACAGAGCATGAGTCAGTTCTCCGTTGGGCTATTGAGAAGGTGAACGAGAAGCTCAAACTAAACATCAAGCTGGACATTGACGTACAGTTTGGCACTACATATTCCTCAATCCACTAAGGAAAGATTATGGTTTCTGAACAGCTACATTTAGAAGTCTGTGAATACTTAGACAGAGTTAGTAGTCGGGTATCAAAAGCTCTAGACACAGATGTCTACACAAGTTATCTATACAAACTACCAGACAAGATAGTCCTTCGTATCGGGGTTGGAGAAGCCCTGTTCTCTACAGACTATAGCCCTTCTTGGAACCCAAAATCTCTGGCAGAGAGTATCCTCAGTAATTACTAGGAGTAAGACATGGAAAAGAAGATCATTGGACTAAAGAAGTTGACCAAGCCAAACAGTATCCCTGTGCGTATGGCTGCTGGTGGCAAGGAGTTGGTTCGGGATAACTCGAAGCAAAGAAAATATCGTGTAGCTGGTGAGAAACCACTTGCACAATAGAACTGATATCTGTTACAATTACACATTGCAAAGGAGCTACACATGGCAACACGTAAAGTAAAACTAACTGGCATTGGCTACTGGGCTAAAGTCTTTGAGGACAATCGAGACTTGACTGGGTTTGAGAATGCCCTTAAGGATTCTGGCGGTCAGTGTACCATCGACGTTGACTTGGATGCAGAGAGCATGGCCAAGCTGGCTAAGAGCAAGTCGATGCTCAAGGGTAAGGATAGCCCTGACAATGATGGGCTAACTCGTGTACGCTTCAAGCGTAAATGGGAAGAAGCCTATGCTGGTGGTGCGCCTAAGGTGGTCAAAGGAGATGGCACTGTCTGGGACTACGACGAGGATGGCTCTATTGGTAATGGTTCTACTGTAGAGGTTATCCTGAATGTCTATGATACTTCTCGCAAGAACATCATCGGCACTCGCCTTGAAAAGGTTAAGGTTACTAAGCACGTAGAGTATAACCCCGACGAAGACGAAGAGGACGAAGCCCCAACACCACCGCCTAAGGCAGCAGCCAAGTCTACCACTAAGCCAGCACCTAAAGTTTACACAGTCGAAGATGATGATGAGATTCCCTTTTGAGTAAAACAATAGACACACTCTTGACGGTATAGATAAACTGTGTTATAACTGTGTAAAGCAGGAGATAGCACATGAAAGTATACCAGAGTCTATGTAAGCATTGCGGGGTTCCTGTCTTATCAGGCCGAGTTGATAGGACTTTACACCCCGCTTGCCGAAAAGCCTATGTATCTTCTTACCAAAAAGACTGGATGGGTAAGAACATAGCTAGGGAAAAAGAGAAACGCAGGGTTCACTCTGAAAACTTTAGGAAAGAAAAACCTAAGGCTAAGATGCTATCCAGCGCAAAACAAAGGTCTAAAAAGAGTTCTACACCTTTTGATCTTAGTCTTGAGGATATACCAGATTGGGATGTCTGCCCTGTACTGGGTGTGAAGATGGAGACTAAAACTAGGTATGCCCCCTCTTTAGATAAAATCTCTCCTCAGGGAGGTTATGTAAAAGGTAACATACAGGTAATATCCCGTCTGGCTAACACGATGAAGCAAGATGCAACTCAAGAGGAGCTAGAAAGATTTGCAAAATGGGTCTTAAAGATTTAAGTACACTCGTAGACGATATCTACAGGGTTGTCGAAGGTAAAGGGGGATGGGATGCTGCATCTACACAGTTCCTGTCTTCCTCTATTGCCAAGGCTGCTGAGGCTAGGTTTTCCCAAGAGCAAGTACCACGGGATTACCTAAGCCTCTCTGGCATTGGCTCACCCTGCGACAGAAAGCTATGGTACAAGATCAATCAAAGCCAAGACTCAGAACCCCTACGTGCTGAGATGCTAGGAACTTTCTTTTATGGTGACCTGCTGGAAGCCCTCGTACTATCCTTAGCTGTAGCCGCAGGGCATAAGGTTGAGGGTATGCAAGACGAAGTAGATGTCTTCGGTATCATCGGACACACTGATGCTATCATTGACGGGGTAATGGTTGATGTTAAGTCTGCGTCAAAGTATGGCTTCATGAAGTTCAAGAACCACAACCTCAGAGAAGAAGACCCCTACGGTTACATCAGCCAGCTTAGTTCTTACCTTTACGCCGCTCAAAAAGATGATAGGGTGAAGGACAAGAAAAACGCTGCCTTCCTTGTTGTGCAGAAAGATATGTTTAAGCTATGCCTAGATGTATACAACTTCACGGAAGAACTTGAGGGCAAGGAGAAGGAGATTGCTCGTGCTAAAAGTCTTGTTGCTGGCCCTATACCTTCGGATAGGATACCCCCTGTACCTCAGTCAAAGACATCTGAGAACACTCAGCTATCCAGCACCTGTAGCTATTGCGAATTTCGTAAGGTTTGTTGGCCAGAGGCAAGAACTTTTCTATACAGCACAGGGCCAGTATACCTTGTGGATGTCGTCAATGAACCTCGTGTAACGGAGTGGATTGAATGACACGGGCAGCTAAACAAAAGGGTAGGCTTGGACAGAACGAAATCAGGGACAAACTTCTTGAGGTCTTCCCTGAGTTTGAGCCTGACGATATTAAGTCAACAACAATGGGTGACGGGGGAGAGGACATTCAGCTTTCCCCCGCTGCCCGCAAGAAGATGCCAATCACCATCGAAGTCAAGAGGCGTAAGTCTGGGATGAAGATGCAGTATGACTGGCTTGAGCAAGCTAAACGACACGGCAAGGGTGAGCCAGTACTATTCTTTAGGGCAGATCGTTCTGAATGGATTGTGATGGTTGGCCTAGAACATTACATGGAACTCTTGAGAGGTTGGAAGAATGTTTAACTGGTTGAAAAAATGGGCTATGGATGTGTTTGATCTACAGATGATTGATCCTATCCCTAGTAACGATGCACAAATCTGGAGCATTATTGAGGGTGCTAAACGTGCAGAAGACTTGGACTATAACGAACTAGATGGGCTTGATGTATCTGATAGTGCGGTACGTTTGATCCTAAAGATTGCAGTAGGTTCGGAAGTGTTTGATATTGAGGCTTGGTTCGAGAATTATGGTGAAGCTAAACACATCATCGACCACTTCAACAAGTCTATCGAACCACTGCCTATGAACCTAAAGGAGTTTCACGAGTATGACTAAAACAGTAGTAGTCTATTCCTGCGCACACTCTGAACCTGAGGTCAGCAACATCCGCTTCAAAGCATTAGGTAAGTTCCTTTATGACTTGAAGCCAGACATGGTGTTTGATCTGGGTGATGGTGCAGATATGCGTTCACTCAATACCTACGATGAGAAGTCTCCCAAAGCAATCTCATCACAGAACTATGAGCGTGACATTGAGTGCTACAACCAGTCTCAAGAATACCTTCGTGAACCCTTCAAGCATCATCGTAAGAAACGTCCATACTGGGTAGGCTTTGAGGGCAACCACGAGCATCGTATCAAGTCTTACGTAGCTAAGAACCCCCGTAGCAAAGGCGAGAAGTTTGGGATTTCTTTCAGTCACCTTGATACAGATCACTGGTTTGATGAATATCATGAGTATGAAAATGGTGGGCCAGCAGTTGCTATGTATGATGGAGTAGCCTATGCACACTACTTCACCTCTGGTAACTCTGCCACTGCAACTGGGGGTATCCATCATGCACATAGTGTGATCCAAAACCTAAGTTGTTCTGCTACCTGTGGACATTCACATAAGCGTGACCTACACTTCAAGGACGCAGCACTACCACGAGGGAACATTGGTCTTGTCGTAGGTTGCTTCAAAGGTGCAGCAGAGGATTGGGCAGGCCAAGCTAACGCTGGTTGGTGGCATGGTGTGGTAGTTAAGCGAGAGTTGGCTAATGGTATGTATGAACCAGAGTTTGTATCTCTTGCGCAGATTATGAGAGCGTATGAAGAATGAGGTACGAGATTACGTTGGTTGTTGAAGTTGACAGAGAGGCTGCTTTTGCAAGGACAGATGACGAAATGGAAAACGTCTACAGCCTTGTGGAGTCAGCCATCTTTGACCTAGATGACCTTAAACTACACACACTAGAAGTATTGGAGCAAGACTAATGGAAGAAGAAGTATTGTCGCATGAAGGGCTTATGGTTGGAGAGTTCATGAGAACTTTTAAGGCATCCCTAGACTTACGCCTGTGGGTTAAGCTTATTCGGGAAGAGTTGAAAGAGTTTAATGAGAGTGCCTATGGTAGTGAGAATGCATTAAAAGAGATTGTAGACTTACTGTATGTTCGGACTGGTTTCGTCATGGTACTTGGTGGGGGTATTGGAGAAGGTACTATCAGTGAAGAAGAGGAGCAAGAGTGGAAGGATTTGCTACACGATGTCAGTGAAGCTTTCGTTCTAGCAGAAGAACAGTTTAGTACTACAACAATCTGGGAAGCTTTCAAGCGTGTACACACTAGCAATATGTCTAAGCTTGGTGATGATGGTAAACCTATTCTTCGTGAGGATGGTAAGATCATGAAGGGGCCAAACTATAAGGAACCATACTTGACAGACCTAATGAAAGATAGTACTATTGCATGACAGTCGAAGAGCTAATCTGCAAGCTTGAGAAAATTAAAGACAAGAGTGTGCCTGTAGTGCTGGTCGAGTGGGATATACAGAATCCTTTAGCTAAGAAGGCTGAGGTAACTCCTAATCGAATAATCGTGCAGGCACATCGTGTTGCAATCATCATTGACTAAAGGGGTCAGAATGAAAAAGAAATTACTAGAGACTTGGATCATGCGTTTTCTACGCTTTGTGCATACTTGGCGGGCGCATCGTAGGATCATCAAAGAGCTTAATGCTATGGATGATAAGACGCTACAGGATATTGGTATCAACCGCTGTGATATTGATACGCTGATCTGGTTGGAATTTGATAAAGAAAGACGAGGTACTAATGGGAAGTAACTACCTACCTACAGACTATCAAGCATTCATTGCAACTTCACGCTATGCCCGTTGGCTTGAGGAAGAAGGTCGCCGTGAGAACTGGGGTGAGACTGTCTCTCGCTACATGGATAACGTAGTCAATAAACTCCTTGCAAGCATTAACCACGTAGGTGGTGAGGCTATTGCTATTGAACAGGCTATCCTTAGCCTAGACGTTATGCCTTCCATGCGGGCTGTTATGACTGCTGGCCCTGCGCTAGAGCGTGATAACACTGCGGGATATAACTGTTCGTATATGCCTGTTGATGACCCTAAGGCTTTTGATGAAGCCATGTTTATCCTGCTGTGTGGCACTGGTGTTGGCTTCTCTGTAGAGCGTCAGTTCATCAGCAAGCTGCCAGAAGTACCAGAGAATATGTACCAGTCCGAGACTACTGTTGTTGTTAAGGATAGCAAAGAGGGTTGGGCTAAGGCACTGCGTCAGGTTATCGCACTGCTGTACTCTGGTGAAATCCCTAAGTGGGACGTGTCTCTGGTTCGTCCTGCTGGTGCTAAGTTGAAGACCTTTGGTGGTCGTGCATCAGGCCCAGCGCCACTGGTTGATCTGTTCCAGTTTGTTATTAGTAAGTTCAAGGAAGCCAAGGGACGTAAGCTGTCGTCTATCGAATGCCATGACATTATGTGTAAGATTGGTGAAGTGGTTGTAGTTGGTGGTGTTCGTCGTAGTGCTATGATTTCTCTATCTAATTTGTCAGATGATCGTATGCGTTATGCTAAGTCTGGTAACTGGTGGGAGAATAACCCTCAGCGTGGTCTGGCTAACAACTCTGTGAGCTACACCGAGAAGCCAGATGCTACTAGCTTCATGCGTGAGTGGCTTGCTCTGATGGAGTCTGGTTCTGGTGAACGTGGTATCTTCAATCGTCAGGCATCCAAGAAGCAGGCAGCAAAGAATGGTCGCCGCAAGACTGACTATGAGTTTGGCACTAACCCATGTTCCGAGATTATCCTGCGTCCCTACCAGTTCTGTTAAGAAGATAGCAGAAGTAAAACAAGGTGAATTGCTGGGAAGCCTAAGTGCATAGCATATGGTAATCAGCAGCCAAGCCCATCAGGGATGATGTGGAAGGTTCAACGACTAGGACGAGAGACTAGAACAGTCAATAATGTCTATACACCTAAGTAGGTGGAAGTGCCTTGCCCCTAGTAATAATAGGGTGATGATATAGTCTGATCTGTAGGGAAACTTACAGGAGTGTTGACAAAAGTTTCTTTTCTGGTATAACTATCAAAGTTACAGAATTGGAGACGGTATGATAAGGAATAGAGAAGGTTATCTAGTTTCGGAGTCGAGCAGAGAATGTACCAAGTGCGGTTCAATCTTTCAGAATAACAGCAAGACAGTTACACTGTGTGGCCCTTGTAACTCTAATAGGGTTAAAGAACAAAGCCCAGAAGTACGTATGTACAGAAGAGCTAAGTCACGAGCAGCAAAAAGTGGTCTTGAGTTTAATCTTGACAAAGAAGATATTAAGATACCTACCCACTGTCCTGTACTAGGGATACCACTAAGTACCCATCAAGGTACTTCAGGTGGAAGAGATAACTCCCCAGCACTAGATAGGGTGGATAATGGCAAAGGTTACATTAAGGGTAACATACTTGTCATAAGTCACCTAGCTAATATGATGAAGAGTTCTGCTAACAAAGAACAACTCCTCAAGTTCAGTGAATGGGTACAGAAAACTTACGTCAACACCGCTGGGGAAGTTACGAAACCCAGTGAACATAAATGAATCTAACGGAAGTTGTAGTACGTGCTACTGATACTATCAAGACACTGGAAGAGAAGGTTCGCCTTGCTACCATCTTAGGTACTATCCAATCGACCTACACCAAGTTCCCCTACCTGCGTAAGATTTGGCAAACCAATACAGAAGAAGAACGTCTGCTTGGTGTGTCACTGACGGGGATCATGGACAACCCACTGATGACTACAAAGAATGCTGGTCTAGATAAAACATTGGAGCATCTAAAGAATGTTGCAATTACTACTAATGCTGAGTGGGCTGAACTCCTTGGCATCCCTGTTGCTGCTGCTATCACGTGTGTCAAACCTTCTGGCACTGTCTCCCAGCTTGTTGATTCTGCTAGCGGCATTCATGCTCGTCACTCAACCTATTATATACGCACTGTTCGTGGCGATAACAAAGACCCTCTGACACAGTTTATGAAGGATCAGGGTATCCCGTCTGAACCTGATGTGATGAAGCCTACACAGACCACCGTGTTCAGCTTCCCAATGAAGGCTCCTACGGGTGCAGTGGTTACGGCTGACCTTAGTGCTATTGACCAGCTAGAGATGTGGTTGGCCTATCAACGTAGTTGGTGTGAGCATAAGCCTTCTGTTACTATTAACGTCAGAGGGCATGAGTGGGTTGAGGTAGGTGCTTTTGTCTACAAGCACTTTGATGAAATGTCTGGCGTATCCTTCTTGCCATACAATGAACATACCTACCAACAAGCTCCATATCAAGAGGTCGGTAAGTCAGAGTATGATAACCTGCTGTCTGTTATGCCAGTAGCTATTGACTGGGCTAAGCTTGCAGACTATGAACAGGAAGACAACACATCTGGATCACAGACGATGGCTTGCGTAGGCTCTTGCGAAATTGTCGACCTAGCTTAAAAAGAAGAGTCTGACCTAGGCTTCGGCCTAAACTGTGGATGTTACACAGTGAGTGGGATTGATCAACCACAAGGGAATTGGGATGGGTCACAGCTAGTGCTTATTGTACTTGTCTGGCCTAGGGTTATAGCGCCCCTCGTCCTACCTCTAGAACATAACAAGGAGTTAACGTGTACACAATTATTGGAAGACCTGACTGCCACTGGTGTGACAAGGCTAAGCAGCTACTCACAGAGAAGGGGCGAGAGTATCAGTACATCGACTGCACTGAGAATACTTGGGTAGTGGCTATTATGTTGAAGGGCGGATACCGAAAGGTTCCACTTGTTATTCAACACACAGAAGTCATTGGTGGATACTTGGAGCTAGAAGAGAAGTTTAAGGAACTAGCTGATGGATGAGGGTAAGCCTAAGGGCAAACGAGTGAGTCGCTACAAGAATGCACCAGAGGAAGCTGCTGTCCGCACTGTAAAGCTTGTGGCCATGAATGATACACAGCAGCGGTATATCTCTGCATTACAAACACATAACCAGATCATTGTGACTGGCTTTAGTGGCACAGGGAAAACCTTCATCGCCGCATCTCATGCAGCTAATCTGTATGCTAATCGAAAGATTGACCGTATCATCATCACTCGACCTAACATCGCTGTAGGTAAAGACCTTGGGTATCTTCCCGGAACTCTCGAAGAGAAGTACACCCCGTGGATCATGCCCGTGCTAGACGTACTGGAACAACAGCTAGGTAAGAATGTGGTAGAGACGGGGATGAAAGCTGGCAATATTCAGATGGTTCCCCTGTCTGTCATGCGTGGACGTAGCTTCAACAAGTCTTTCATTATTGTGGATGAGGCACAGAACCTTACGATACATGAGATGAAAATGCTATTGACTCGAGTAGGTAAAGAGTGTACTATTGTTATCAATGGTGATATCAAACAGAGTGACATCAATCAACAGAGTGGTCTTAGTAAGATTCTGCATCTAGCTAAGAAGTACAACATGGATATCCCAACCATTGAGTTTGGTGTTGATGATATTGTTCGTAGTGATATCTGTAAGCAGTGGATTATTGCATTCGAGGCTAGTGGTTTATGAGTAAAGTCTGCTCTGGGTGTAAGGAAACAAAAGAGTTAACAGAATTTTGGAAAAGGTCCTCAAGGAAACACGGATACGTCTCTAGGTGTAAAGAGTGTGGGAATAAAGCGCAGAGTATACTACAAAAGACAGAAGTAGTTCGTTTACAAAACCGTAGAGATAAGCTTTGGAGGAACTTTGGTCTAACAATAGAGGCTTATGAAAAGCTTTTAGGGGAACAGAAAGGGGTTTGTGCAATTTGCAAGGAACCAGAAAAAGCTTTTTCTACTAATGGTTTTCTAAAACACCTTGCAGTTGACCACTGTCATAATACAGGTAAAGTACGGGGTCTTCTGTGTCACCATTGTAATGCAGGTATAGGGAACCTAAAAGATAATATAGAGCTTCTTAAAGAGGCGATAAAATACCTAAACAGATACGAAGAGGAGAAGCTATAATGGCTAAGTGGCATTTTCAAACTGATGAAGAAGAAGCACAGACAGACAATGTAAACCACCCAAAGCACTATGGTCAGGGTAACATTGAGTGTATTGATTACATTGCGGACTTCCTGACGTATGATGAATATGTTGGGTATCTACGGGGCAATGTCGCAAAGTATCTGCATCGTTGGCGATACAAGAATGGCCTAGAAGACTTGAAGAAAGCGCAGTGGTATCTGGCAAGATTAGTTGAGGAAGTTGATAATGAAGAAAACAACACTGATCAAACCTAAAGAGAAACCAGTTGAACCAACTGTGATGCCCCTCGAAGAAGAAGCCAAGCAGTTCACTGCTAAGAAGAAGTTTGGTGGGCCACCTAAACCTATGACATCCCGTATCTACTTAATGGGGATGGCAATGAATGCCCTACTGTCTAGGTCTACGGGTCTGGTACGTAGGGATGAGATCAAGCGTGAGGCAGAGGACTGGGCCGACTTTATGCTTGAAGACTAACAACAAGAACACCCATACTGTAAAACTTAAAGGGAGCCTTTCGGCTCCCTCTCTTTTTGTTTACTGCCTGTATGGCGCTAGTAGATCAGACTTTTCTAGCCTATCTATTTCTCCGATAACAGCTTGGATTTGATAGGCATCATAGTCAGTGATTTCTCCTGACATACCCAATTCGTCCATAGCCCGTGAGAGAGCCTTCTGAGAACCCGCTTTGGCAATAGCTTTATCAACCATAACTAGCTTGGCATCCTCTGCGATAGGGGAGTTCAAAAGGTTCCTACGTGCAGATTTCCTAGCTTCACTCCAAGCGTTATCTGTTGCCTTCTGCCTTTCCGAGAGGTTCATCTTCTTCCAGTTAGGGCTAAGCAGTAGCCTAGCAGCACGAGGTTCGATGTGATCAAAGATAAAGGAGTTCAGGCGGTTATCCAACTCAGCGTTACCTGTACTTTGTAAACCTGCAAAACCCGATTGCCAGTCTTGACGCTCGATACCATTCATCATACGTTGGGTGTAGGATTGCTCAGGTACTGTACGATAGCCAACAACCTTTCCTACTTCACCTACAGGAGCAGCACGGGATGGGGTATTACGTTCCTCTGAACCAAGTGCAATAAGCCCTTCGCTAATTCCGGGAAATTGGTCAATGTATCTTGCAGACTCGTTAACCGCACGGAAACCTTGGCGACGATCAAGAATGGTAGCACCCTCTTCCTTAAAGAAGCCAGCCATTTGGTTTAAAGGATCAAGGGGACGAGTGAAGCCACTGACCCATGCAGACCCACCAATAGCACCAAGAGCTTCTACAATAGTCTTAGCACCATCAAGAACACCCCCATCGAAGGTATCACCAAAGTATTCTTTGAAACGCTCTACGCCCTGACCAGCACTACGAAACAAGTTCTCTGGGCCAAATGTTTCTGTCAAGTTTTGAAACAATTCATCAGGTACTTCCCGACCCATACGATTGTAAGCTACAACACGAGCAATACCCTTGAAGAACGACTCAGGGAAGTCATACTGTTTAGACACTACTTGACCATCAGAATCTCTAGACTCAAAAGCCCCAAGACCTTCCTCAATGTAGTTCATCTCGCTTCCAGACATAGCTCGTATAGCAGCCAATCCAACGGCCCACTTTGCCGTAGACTCCATGATAGCCTCTTTAGTCCTACCTTCACCTTGACCAGCAAGACGATAGAGCAGCTTAGCCCCACTGTAATCCGCCATCATGTCCACAGTGTTGTTGAAGAACTGACCAAAAGGTACAGCAGCACCAATAATAGGAATCTTTCTGATATCCTCAATGACTGTAGCTACAAACTCAATAGGGTTGTCAGACAAAGTATTTCTTGAACTGTAAGATTTAGAGAACACGGAAGAGAGAGTCTCATCCACAGCCTTAAATTCCCTTGCAAGATATCTATTAGTCTGCATCAGTTCAGCAGCATTGGGTTGCTTCAGGAATTGTTTGTAGCTCATACCAAATTCGATTTCGATATTCTTATCAAGATAGTACATCATATTCAGGTTCTTGAACAAACGATCCTGAACCTCTGTCAGATAAACTTTCTGAGCAAAGTTCTTGTATGCCTCAAAACCCTTAGCAGTTTTCTGTGTGATCTTACTCGTCTTATCCATATTCATGGCTTTATAGATATCAGCGTTCTCTACCCCACCACTACGGAAACGGAACAGAACATCTTCGACTTCAGGTCTTAATGCAATGTAGTCTTCAGCTTCCGCTAAAGTAGCACGAGAAGGAACCAACTGCAATGGGCGTCTTGCAGCAGCCTTCATAATACCTACACCCTTCTTAAGGTCATCCATATTACCTGTGACAAACCCTCGCATACCATACCCAGTGTACAGCGCACCCTCTGCAAAATCAGAGACTGTATCCATAACACCACGGAAGACAGAACCTTTGATGTTAAGTACAGTAGTTCCCAGATGGGATATAATGGTTTGGATCAGTAGGTTTTGGAAGTAAGAGATAGGACGAGGGTTGTCCTTCATATCTTCAGCAGCTTTTTGAAAATTCTTGAATAGAGGACTATTAAGTCCCATAGCAGGGTTCAAAGCATTAACAGCTTGCTCTACTGTAGTATCTAAAAATTCTCCTTTTTCCCCAGTAGCGACACCAAGGATTTTCTTTACCTCTGAGAAGATTTGGAGCTGTTGACCAGCAACACTCGTTTGATAGCTAATTAGGTTAGCCATATCTTTCATGCTGAAGTCTTTATACTGCGGTAGGTTTGAGCCTATGTGCTTACGGAACAACTTATCAAAGTCCGCTAGTTGTTTCTTAGGCAGTCTCTCCAGAGTGTCCGCTATGAAAGAGGTCACATTGTCCCCCTCATAACGAGGTCTTGAAGGAAGCTGAACACCTAGCTCCTGCATAGCATGAACCATACCTTTAGTTTTTACTCTGTCATCACCCAGAAGAAATGTACGAATGAACTCTTGCTCGTCTACACCACGAATAAGCTCTCCCTCTTTCGTTAACTTACGTCCAGAAGCAACCCTCTTAGGGAACTCCGTAAAGTTCTTCTCCATGATCTTCATAAAAGTTTCGCCCGTAGAGAGCTTATCTGCAGCAGCTTTAGCAGGAGCTTCAATAGGGTTATACTTCTGCATAGCAGAAACGATACCCTCAGACTGACGACTAAGGTTACGAGAGCTACGGGCAGTGGCGTATGTTAAACTGCCGCCTACTAGACCCCCAAGTGCAACAAGACCAGACCTAACCTCGTCATACTCTTCTTGCCTCCCAGTTAGCATCATACCTTCTTGATAAGCAGCATCAATGCCCACTGCTACCGCAGAGTCTACACCTGTGGCAATAGCAGTTTCTTTCAGTGCTTGTTTCTTAAGGGCAGTACTAAGAGTAGAACTGGTAGCAGCCTTCCTTAGGACATCTCTCTCTGCTAACTTAGCAGCTTGAGTGGCAGCACCAATAGCAGCTTTCTGTTTTGTCAGCAGAGTTTCTCCTGCAGCTTGTTTAGCTAGAACTTTATTTGTACCCTTTTCACCCAGTTTCTTAATCAAGGTCTTCTTCATCTGTTGTTCAGCAGCTTCTTTTGCCAAAGCCCTAAGTGCAATAGTGCCAGCCTTAGCACCACCACCAGCAATCAAACGACCAATACCTACACCTAGCAAGTTAGTGGGGTCAACGATAACAGCACGAGCATAGCTACCCAAACCTTCAAACGTCTCACCCCAAGTGTAATCATCACTGAATACACCCTCGAACCTATCAAAGGTATCATAGGCATCTGCGGCGATTGCCAAGGTTTCTTCATCTGCTTTCTGCAAAGAGAACAATTCACCAAGAGTTACAACAGATTGTCCTGCTGCAAACTTACGACTATGAGACAAGAAGTCATCAACCATCTCTTCATCAGACACATCAGCACTCTTACCTTGCAGACGGGTCATATACTTTCGTATACTCTGCATGGCTTCTGGGTCTTGGAAAACAGTAGTAGGAGTCAGACCAGTTTGTGGTTGGGTTCTAGGCAGCGTTGCATCAAGAAGTGCTTGGTCTTCTTCCGTAGGTCTGGTGAAGGTATTTGAGAAAGTTCCCGTAGTATTTACTGCAGGAGCCTCTTCTTCTTCTTCCACCACAGGTGAGCTTTCCCAAGCAGGCTGAGTGATACTTACTTCTTCAGTAGATACCTCAGGTGAATCCATCCAACCCATTAAGGTTTCCTCCGAACTATACCATCTGGGCCTTTAAATTTTGCACCAGACGGAAGTTTATTAAAGTCTTCATCACCTAGAATTTCATACACTTTTTCAGGTTGAGTTACTGGTGGGGGTCTATTATCTGCTGAAGATTGAAAGAACTCTGGATACACCTTAGTATAACGAGCATCGTCTGCAGCTAACTGAGGAAGTACAGTAGGTGCATAATACCGCATCAGCATTGAGTCTTGTCTATCTGAGTTAGTCTCATTTTCGATACGACTTAATGTTTCAAATTTCGTAGCCAATTCCCCTTCAGGGTCAAGTTTCCCTCCTTCCTTCCTAATAGCTTCTATCTCTTCTTGTACAATATTTAGGTCTTCCGCAAATCGGTTACTGATCTTTTCCTTTGCAAGAGCCATCAAGGACTTCTGCGTTTCAGGCTCAATGCCAAGAAGCTCAAAGGTTGCAAAGTCTGGGACAATACCTAGGCTGGTACTTGTACCCTCCATCAAATCCATCGTGATATCATTCACTTCCTCAAGAGTCACATCTCCCGAAAGCAGTCTTGTGTAAGTCTCATCAAAGTCGATACTTGAGCCAGAAGTTGTAGTCATACTCGCAGCTTGCTTCATCCAATCTTCAACACTAACGTCATCTGGTTTTGTTACTTCAAAGATGTTAGTAAGCTTTACGATATCGTTACCTGTCAAGGCACGACCAAGTTTTGTTTCTGTGTCTTTTATAGTTTCCACTAATGCGGTGGAATACGCAGGGTCTTGGAGAGTTAAGTTAAGAAAGCCGTCTTGGGCTTCTTCTGGAAGGTCTTTGATACGACCTGTAAAGTAACTACTAATTTGTGCTTGTTGAGCAGCAATAGCCCTATCCTGCTCTCTCTTTTCTGCCATCAGAGGAAGAGTAGCTAAGGTACGTTCTCTAAGATAGTTGATACCGTTCTGGCTCTCTGTATACCTACGCTCTTCGTCCCGTGTCTCCTTTAGGAAAGCACGATCTTGTTCTTTAGACTCTTTCTCTGCTTTCTTATCAAGCACATAAGTCAAGCCCTCGCTTACACCAGCCCAAAAACTCATTATCTATCTCCTCTTGACATCAAACCATTAGGCTTTTCTGTAGCAACTTGTTCCACTGGTGGTGCTTCTTTTAGTTCTTCAACAGCTACTGTGGGTGATATTTCTTTAAGCATCTTCTTAGCAAGACTAGTAGTCCTAGCCTTCTTATACTCAGCTTTTTCTTCTTTATCTTCAAAGCCATCCTCAGGAGTAAGACCAAAGGCGACAGCACCCTGCTTAATAAATTCATGTACAACAGGTGCAACCAGTAGGGCAACATCAATAGTGTGCATACCACCAGCCACTGCACCACGCAGGATGCCAGAAGTAATAGTCTTTACATCTAGTTCATGTATCTCAATCATATCAAGAACAGCATCAAGCGTGGCTGGTTCAGAAAGACGTGCAAGGTGGAACTGGATAGCTTCTTCTGGATCAACAATCTCTGGAGGCCGCTCCCAAGGATACCCTTTAGGTTCCGTAGTCAGTGACTGTCCGGGGATAGGGGCATTAAACATATCCATTCTTATTCTCCAGACATTGCATTGTATCTACGCATATAGTCAGCCTGATACCTATCAGCCGTGAGGCCGTTATTAGCAGTCAAAGCTTTTTCACTCATCTTACCAGCAGAGTTACCTGTGTACCAAACAACAGGAACTTTTGTAACATCGTTGTTGTTTTCAGCAAGGATATCTTGAACGTACATTGCAGCTACAGCATCCTGTACTTCAGTTGGTGCAGACTTGGCAGTTTTATATTCTGTACCTACACCATACTTCTTCGACAGGCTTTGCCAAGTACTATCAATAAACTGATACCCACCAGAAGCAGAACTCTTAGGGTTCTTAGCATTGTAATCCCCACTAGACTCTTTGCTCTTGAGTGCCGCAAGAATACGTCTGATACCCTTGTCACTAACGTCAGCGGAGATAGAGCTTGTAAGCGAACCTGAAGTATTAACGGCACCCACAGGCGATCCTGCAGGAGTGGTTGGCATCTGTTGTCTCTGGGCTGCAACAGGTTCAAAGAGTTCTTTCACAAAGCTCATATACTTTGGTACTACATCATCAGAGCTTTCAGCACTTTGTTTTGACTTAGCCAGACGAGAGGCAAGACCCCCCACCTCTACCTTGTTCCCAGAAGAAGCTGCTTCTCTAATCCTGTTTGCAAGAGAAGAGGCTGTCATGTAGCCTTTATTGTAGTCCATTGTTATTTCCTATATTCTAAGGCTTAGAAGTATCCACCAATCGCCATCGCAAACAAATTCCCAAGAGCTTGCTGGTCTTCTGCCTTTCTATTCTTATCTGCAAGGAAAAGCTCTGTAGCTCTGTCTTGTGCAGACTCGTAGGATTGAAAAGCAAATGACATAAGGTCACGTTCTGTTTGCCAGATGTTATCCAGTGCTTGGGTAGTCAGACCATTACGCGCTCTGGCTGCTTCTAGGTTAGCAGTATTCTGTGCAGCAGTGTTTATCGTGGCTACGTTCTGTCTCCACTGGGCATTAGCCTGTGCAATCACCAGAGAGTTATTAGCATTGAACTGATCACGTTGTGTTCTTAGCTGAGCATTAAACCTTCTGTTGGTGTTAGTCTCACCAGCATTGAACTGCTTCATAGCATTACCCTGCTCAGCGTTAAACATACTCACACGGCTAGAGAGGTCTGCAAAGAATTGGTTAGTCTGGTTCTCACTCGAAGCATTAAACTGTCTTGCAGCATTCCTTGCCGCTTGGTCTGTGAACAACGCCTGAACATTAGACTGCGCACGGAACATGGTCGCTTGTTGGTTGTTGTCAAGGTTAGCCATATCCATCTGCAGGAACGCCTGTGCATTCTGAACAGCAGCCTGTTGGCGATTGCTTAGGTTAGCCATGTCTAGGTTAGCAAGGGCAGCAGCCTGTGCCATAGTCATAGCTTGACGGTTGTTCAGATTCTCCAAGTTCACCGTGTTGACAATACGACTGTTCTCCATCGCAATGTTTTGTTCTGCGGTGAAGTTCATATTAGCAATGTCTGAAACCTTAGCGGCATTCATAACACGAGTCTGGAAGTTCTGATCAAACTCTTGACCAAGGAATGTAGCACGTTGTTGAGCAGCAAAGAGTGCAGTCTGCTGTCTGTTCGATAGGTTCTGTCCCTCGAACTGTGCAAAGGTGCTAGCATCTACCTGAGCAATAGGTAGCGCAGACTCCATAGCAGCCTGAATAACAGCCTGTCCAGCCATAGATGATGCACCAAGACCACGAGAAGCCAGAGCAGCATTAGCAGCCCTCATAGCCCCTGCAGCCCAAGCTGGTGTATTGCCACCCTCGAACTGTTGCATCAACCCTTCAAGCTGACCCTGTACGGTAGCCTGCTTAGTAGGAGTAGCTTCTGCTGCCTGAATGCTTTCAGCTAGTTTATTGACCTTAGCCGCATCTACAGTAGAGCCAGAGATCATCTCCCCTTCTTCTACCTGACGCTGCACTGGGTTATCCATAAGGATACCCTTACCTGTAGCAGCCTGCATTCCCTCTAGAGAACTATCTTTTTGCTGTGCAGCACGGACTTGTGATTGTTTAGACACATTACCCTGAGCAGCTTCAAGTTTATTTGTCTCTTTACGAACATCATCAGTAACAGTGTCTGCTTTAACTGTTGCAGCATCAATAGCCCTAGGCGCTCTAGCATCTTCGGCATTAGCTACTGTTGCTGTGTCAACTACAGGTGCAGCCCTAACCTGACCTGCATCACGATCAATCAGGGTACCGGGGGTAACTTGAATCTTAGCTATATCAGCTTCCTCAACAAGACTTCCCGGATCACGGATAACTGCTTGAGATAGCTCCTCACCTGCAGATAGACCACCCTCAGCCATACCCGCACGTTTCTTTAGGACACGAGAGAACTTACCCATACGTGCTGCTGCACCGGGGTTAGACGACAGAAAAGCTTCCATCATCTTAGGGTCTGTTGGCCCATCATAGCCCATCTGTGTGAGCAAGTTATGCTGCTGTTTGGGATTGAAGTCCACTCTATGTCTCCAGACGTTTGTTATATCTTACACTAAAATAGGTTTGACTGCAAGTGTTTTATTAGCCACAGTAAAGAACGCAAGTCACAAGGAAAGAACCATCCTCATAAACTACCTGTGGTATATTACTGGTAACTTTTGCTACAGTTTTTGTACGAATAATATCATCATCTTGAACAACTCCGCAGCCAGTCCCGTCTGACATAACCAAATCACCAATCTCTGGTGTCTGGCCATAGGCCATGCGGACAACATAGTTACCAACCGCTGCCACGTTCATGTCATTCCAAATACCACCATCAAGATCAGTATCAGCGTTCCAAGTTAGGAAGACACCATAAACTGCTTTTGACTCAGGCGTATCACTGACCTTTACCTTTACGTGCTTATTAAGCAACAGTTCTACTTCTTGCTCTACAACCCCATCATAAAGATGTCCCTCAAACTCAACAGTTACAATATCTCCAACCACAGCTGTACCATTATAGACTACTTTTTTCTGTTCTTCATTTACTTCTAGGGTAACATACTTCCAATCAACCAACTCATTTATGGTTTCCATTATAGTTCCAATCTTAATATCGGGGCGTCCCCAATCAGAGAGTGCCGCCCAGTGAGAACCAAGGAATGGGTTTAATGTAGTTGTAGCACCCGCAATAGAAATGCTCCCCTGAGCAACACCTGCTGAGTAGAATGTCAGGAGAGTTCCATCTTGAGTACGCCCCATACGATGAAATGTGGCATCTACGTTAATATTCATTTGCCCTGTAGAAAGGAACGCAAGACCGCTAACTGGGCCTTGGGCAGGAGCCGTATTTGTAGTACCAATAAGCACGTTCCCAGAGAAGTTACCTGTAGTGCCTGCAATAGTGGATGTAGTTGTAGCACCAATGGTTGTACCATTGATAGACCCACCAGTGATAGCAACAGCACTAGCTGCCTGAGTTGACATTGTACCAAGGCCAGTAATATCAGTATTTGGGATAGTTGCAGATGCGGTAAGAGCAGAAGTCCCACTACCTTTAACATAGCCAGTTAATGTAGACGCACCAGTACCACCATCAGCTACAGCTAGATCAGTAATACCACTAATGGAACCACCTGTGATAGTTACGTTGCTAGCATCTTGAGTTGCGATAGTTCCAAGACCAAGGTTAGTTCTTGCACCAGACGCATTAGATGCCCCAGTACCACCATCAGCTACAGCTAGGTCAGTAATCCCCGTGATAGAGCCACCAGTGATAGTTACACTTGGTGCAGTGACTGAGGTGAATGTACCAGCAGCGGGCGTAGTTGCACCAATGGTTGTTTCATCAATAGTGCCACCGTTAATATCAGCAGTGTCAGCAACTAGGGAGTCAATGTTTGCAGTACCCGTAATCCATAGGTCTTTCCACTCTCTGGTATTAGAGCCAAGATCATACGCATTGTCTGTATTAGGAAGAACATTACCATCACCAGTAATTTCCATACGGGTAACAACATCCCCGTCAGCAGCAGTCTGAAAGATCAAAGAGGTCTTATTTATAGTAGAGCTAAAAGTGTCCTTTGCTACAGCTTTAATACTAGCAGCAACTAGAATAGCGTCACCACCACCAGATACGTTAGGTGCTTGAAAGTCCACTGCACCAAGAGTTTCTCCTGTAAGGATTGCAGTATCATTTCTCTGTAAGGTAAGATTACCACCATTAGAGGTAATGATTGTAGCAGCACTCAGGGTAGCAGTACCCGCACTGATAGCAGCCGTATCTGCAACCAGAGAGTCAATATTGGCAGTCCCAGTGATATATAGGTCTTTCCATTCACTGCCAGTAGCACCCAAGTCATAGGTGTTGTCTGCGGAAGGGATCAAGTTTGAGGCTACGTCTGCAGTGACAGTTACAGTATCCGTATCTGCGTTACCGAGAGTGGTGTTACCATTAACTGTCAGGTTAGTCGTAATGGTAGCATTGCCCGTCACAGTTAGGTTAGCTGCAATGGTGGCTGACTCATCTACCTGCAAGGTATCTACCTGAGCAGTACCATCAATATACAGGTTACGCCATTCATTGGTAGAGATACCAAGGTCATAGGTATTATCTGCATCAGGAATTAAGCTAGATGCAAAGTCAGCATTCACAGTAACAGTATCTGTATCCGCATCACCTAATACAGTATTACCGTTTACAGTAAGATTAGCTGTAATGGTAGCTGACTCGTCAACTTGTAGGGTGTCAACTTGAGCAGTACCATCAACATAGATATTGCGCCACTCATCAGTAGCAGACCCAAGATCATGTGTGTTATCTGCGGATGGGATCAGGTTAGATGCAATATCAGCATTCACAGTGACAGTATCAGTTGCAGCATTCCCAAGGGTAGTGTTACCGTTTACGGTAAGATTAGCAGTAATGGTAGCTGATTCATCTACTTGTAGAGTGTCAATGTTAGCAGTACCATCAACATACAAATCCTTGAACTCAAGGGTGCTTGTACCTAGGTCAACAGTGTTGTCAGTCTTAGGGCGCAAGGCTGAGGTAGTAATAACAACATCCTGAACAGGGCCAATAGAAGTAATAGGTGCACCACCACCAGTAGTACCATCATGAGTGTGGCCTGTGGTTGCATCCATAGCACTCTGGATTGCGTCAAACTCCCCGTCGAGGTCTGAAGCATTGATTGTGTTGCCATTGGCAATGTTGTTTGCGGTATCGTTACGAGTATAACCTGTTGCCATTTTACTGCCTGTCGTTGTTGAGGTACTCTATGGTGATAGCATCCAAAGAGAAAGGGGGTGTTACGCTAGAGAAACTATACTGAAGACTTATAGTAAAACCAGAGCCAACCATCTGCGAAGTAAAAGAATATGTTAATGTACCGCCATACTTTGCAGTACCATAGATAGCAGCACCATAGAAGAAAGGGCTGTCTGTAGTATTCTGTAAGACTATCGTTGGTGGTTGAATTACATCAGCTTGGTTAAAGTTTAACACTGGGCTAACTGAGCCAGAGATAGAACCCTCTGGATTAACATAAGTGGTAAGCTTATACAAAGTCTTTCGCACTCTAGGGTCACTTAGGGGAAGATGTGGAGTAAAGTACTGAGCAGCTATGGCGGCACCATTGAAACTATTGCCAGACTCCATACGATATACAAACCCATCTCTATTAGCAAAGATGATCGTCTCAGAGGAGCCTGCACTAGAATAAACGCTGTCTGCTACATAAGCAAGAATACCATTTACTTCTGCCCAAGCCATTCCCTGCACTGTCTGGTCTACAAACTGTGTAGCCAAAACACCTGCAGCGGTTTCTGTGGTCTTACTTGATGCGTACCCAAAAAGTCTATATTGGTTTTTACCACGAATTACACAAGAAGTAAAGCTGGTATTCGAGGACACAAGAGAATTTACTTCAGACTGAATTGGACGAGATGCAACAGCAAAACCAAAGTCACCAATCTTATCGGTTGCACTGAGAAGTCTAACACCATCAGGCCCAAGGAAAGCAATATCACCACCGACTTCTTGGATCGTATCTGTTCTCACACAACCAATATCAGTAGAGATAGGCTGCAACTGGAAGTCAGAGATAGTGTTACCAACGATCCTGTGTATCTGATCTGTACTAAAGATAATAAGTTGTTCACGGAAAACAATCATACCTGTAACTACATGAGCTAGGTTGATTGAACCTGCACCATTGGCAGCAGAAAAGTCTGTATCTGTGTAGGGTGAAGTAAAGGTTAAGTTTGTTCCATTAGCAAAGAACAGGTGATTCTTAAACTGAGTCACATGGCTAGCACCAAGAACGTCCGAGGGTGCGCTAGTGATTACAGAGAAGGTAGAACCAGAATACTTAAACGGGCGATTAGCACCATCCACACCAACAAGAGTGGGAGTACCTGAGAAGTTATAACGCTCAAACCTCATCTTCGAGCTATCTGGACGGCCAGAGCTACGGAACGTAATAGCTGCATTGTCTGCTGGTGAGGAAGCTAGTGCAGGAGAGATAGCAAAAGTTGCACCACCAGAGGTCACAGTGACACTGCTGGTAATAGCATAGACTTTTTCTATACCTGCTACAGTGAAGGTGTCACCTTGCTGTGGTGTCCCAGTCAATCCATCAACTACAAGTGTTGAACCCGTTTGGCTTCCACCATTGACAAGCACAGTGCCATAGGACGGGGTATTGATCTTGATCCAACCTGATCCATCAGAAGACCAAAGGTTACTCCCACGAGCAGCAATAGCTCTCTGACCAAAATATGCAAGACCTTCGATTAGGGTTGAGTTGTTACCAAAGGTCACTACTGCTTTGTCTGCGGGAGAAGAAGCTAGAGAAGCGTTAAGTGTTAGAGAAGCAGTTTTGGCTGAGCTATTAAAGGTTACAGCAGATACTGTGTAAGTGCCAGTCACACCTGTGATAGTCAGTGTGTCTCCTACAGCAGGGGTGTCATAGATGTTTGCAATAAGCAGGGTTGTACCTGACTGACCACTACCTTGAACAAGAGGTTCACCATAGGGTGGAACAAAGGCAGCATCAAACTTTGTGTAGCCTAGGATACGCTTGTAGCCACCCTCAATAGAAGGTTCAAAGTTAGTCAAACGTCTGGCTGATCCCGGTGCTGTAAGACCTTGTTGAAGTGGGGAGATGTTTGTGACTAGTCCACCCTTAACTTCAATAGGAAATGTTTCCCATGCTGTTGGCATTAACCCACCCGCATATTTACAGAAGCGCCCCTCAGGATACGAGTATCTCTGATATATTCATAACGATTGATATAGAGACTACGCATATCTTTGATACCATCATTGAATTTTTGTAGATGCAAGGTTGCGTCTTGAGTATTACCACGGAAAGTATATGCGTAATACATGGCCCCATCTACAATGACAGGACGGAACTGCTCTGGATACACAGGAACATCTGTAGCATTATCTAGCTCAACAGTATTCTTGTAGTATTCATACACCAACTCATATGCATAGTTTGGTACAGGGTGTACACCATACTGCTGGTTAGGAGTCCTGAAGACTCTCTTGGGAAGACTTCTGATTGAGGTGTTCGTAGTGTTATACTCATCGTCCAGATAGTTCTCCAGGTAATCTTCATAAGCGATGATCTGGAGCTTCTGGGTAGTATTGTTGAAAGTACTATTACGCTTAATACGAAAGGAGTCAAAGTCTATTGTCTTTGCATCACTAGGATAAGCGTAACGAACTGTACCTGCAGTCAGCGTTTGGTCTTTTGTGAAGTGGTTAAAGGGCCACTCAAACTGGTTCTGACCAAGATACTGTAGTGCAGAGTTAATGGAGTCTTTAGCCGAGGAATAGAAACCTGTGGCTGCAGCAAAGTTAGCAGAGGTCAACTCAACTTCATTGAGCCTACGATTCACATCATTAACAAGGCCAAGAAAAT